TGAAGCATTTCTATCAATTTGATGTACTCATTCTCTACTTCCACCTGAGTCATGTTATATTTCTTCCCAGTCGCTATTGCTGAACTAACTGGACAGTACCATTCAATCAAATCCAGGTCATATTTTTTCTCTTTGTTTAATTGCTCCACTTTGGTCCTCTTTCCAAGCATAGACATATATGACATCTCTCTGGCTTTTAACATTTCCTCACTTAATTCTTGATTTCCATTTGGCACTTCATATCTAAATTTCATTCTAACCACATCTGGTCCTAATTCCATGTTTCCATAAGCATTTTGATATGCTATTAGACTACAAAAAGTTCCATAATCAATAGATGATATAGCTTTGTTTTTCATATTGTATTTTGTTCTAATTAATTTAGACCATTTTCTAAAATCTAACCACTCTTTTGTGAACATTAAATTATCATCTCCTAATATTAACATCAAATCTATTCTATTCCTATTCTTTTCTACCATTTGTGCATGAATAATGAGATTTACTATTGCATTTCCTAGTGCGGTAGTAGCTTGTCCTGTCAATCTCATTTCATTAAGTCTGCCTCTACTATATTTACCTTTGTATTTCCAATCTCTGTGCACATTTTGCCATAATTGTAACGTTTCTCTTTTCACACCCAACAAATCGTATAATGCCATTTCTATATTTATTACATCTAATTTTGTCTGCTTATCTTGTTGTTCCACATCATCTGATAGCATTCTATAATTACCTCTTAAACACCTAACTCTATTTGCTAATTCATCCGCTGTATATCCATCAGCATATAAAATTTCTTCTCTTAACAATTGTTTAAATCTTTTTTTTACTTCAATAAAAATGGGTGAAAATAGTGCACATATACCTTTCTCCTGCCATACTATTATTCTCGCTTTTTGTTCACTCAAATGATTTATTGGATTATCTTTCAGTAAAGATTCTAATTTTGTATGTACTTTCAATGAATTTATCGGATGCAACTCCAAACCTTCATCTAAAATTAATTGCAAATCTTCACCAATTTTCACACCATCAGGCCTTGATAATAACCAATTTCTTGTTGCTGCTTCATCTATGCACAATTTATTCTCTCCTCTTGACCAAATATTTAAATGACTCCTATAATTTTTATTTGCGTATGCTTTCATAAAAGTGTTAATTTCTAATCTAATATCTATAGGTTCCTCTTTATAAGTTATCCTATTACATAATCTCTGCGTGACACTATTTAATTCTGTGTATACCAATTTTGTGAATGTTGGTCTTGATCTTTCTGGATATTCACTCAAAACAAATTTTGTCACCGTTTTCAATTCTACAGGCTCTTCATTGCATTTAACTACCACATTATTTCTTGGTGCTTCAATCTTAATTACATCACTATAGTCGTTTCTATCCCAATAATTTATCACATCTATGCTTATCAATTTCTCAAAGCCTTCATTCTCCATAACATCATCAGCAACTCTTTGCACTTCAACTACTTTGTCTTCAAAACCTGACTCCACTATTTTGTTTTCTTCAGCCATTGTTGTCATTAATTTACCATAATTAGAAAAATTAAGATAACCAGCATCTAAATTTAATTTATCCAATTTTTCAGCTCTTTGTTTTAATTCTTCTTCTGTTGCCACATACTTAACCCATGACCATGGTAAATGTTTAACTTTATTTCTGTTTCTATCTTCATCAAACCATCTAATTTTTGACCCACCTTTTATTAAATTCATTTTTATTAATACATTTGAATTCTTGATAGTTATGTATGGATCTTTACTTTCTTCTAATGTTGTTAGTTTTTCCATTGTTAGTTTTTCTATTATAGTGTTCTTTTCATTTAGTTTATCCAAGTTTATTTGCTTAAAATTACCACTTAATCTCCTTAACAACTTCCTTGCCCTTATACTTTCTATTATTGCCAAATTAATTATTCTATTATCTGTGTAAACTAGTAAATCTTTACCTGATAAACCAAAACAATCATCTAGATAATTTTCTATTATATCTTCATCTGTAATCTTTTCTGGATAATTTAAAAGTTCTTTTTCTTCATTTTCATTTTTAGCTATTAATAGTCCGAATTCAACGATTGTTCCTGGTATTATGTTATAGTATTCTATATCTAAAAATGGTTTTTTAATCAGTTCAGTTATATCAAATTCTTCACCTAATAATTTTAAATTTTTATTACATTTAAAATTACTACATATTGCATTATCAAAGACTGTAATATTCGAATGTTTATATGTCAACCCAAATTGTTGTAATCCAAAATTATATACAATATCTCCATTATCTGATAACTTCCATTTATTAATTTTATCATCATCTAACAATTGCATTATTATCTTCATATCTATCTCTAATTCCTCTAATAGATTGATTACATTGTTAAATCCCAATTCAATTTGGTTTTCATCTTTTGCAATAAAATTTTTAATATTTGATATTTCATCCATATTGTAAATGGTTGATTTATACCACATGTTTAAATTTTCTAAAAATGATTCTGAACTGGATTGTGATTGCTTATCATCATCCGATAATTCAATCATTTCATAATCTACGCTATACACTTCAATACCTTCAATTATATTTACATATATATTCTTTTTAGTAATTGATAGCATTTGTTTATTTTTAACAATTGAATGTTCATCTCCATTATATATTATTAAATTATAGTTATCACTCATATCATTATCAATTAGCATAGTTAACAAATCATCATAATTTTCATGATTGATACAATTATTATTTAATGCATTATTAATAGCAGCTGCGCACCTCATTTTTGTCTTAACAACATTAGCTGAACCCAATTTCCTGACTGTATATATTGAATTTAAATCTTCCACTGTTTTTAGAAACTTGCCCATGGGCACATTTATTACTTCAGAATAATTATGTTTTTTCCACCATGTTACGACGCACATTTTACTTACTTCCATTTTCTTGAATTCATGTATCATTCTTATGTCACCATAAATATTAGTTGAATATTTTACCTTCATCAACCTATCCTTTATAAATAGTTCAGAAATGCATTGTAATGATCCAAAATGATCATTTTTTGGTTCCCTATATATTTTTCTCAATTCTATCAAATTATCCAAGTTAACAGTTGCCTCGTCTAAATCAGGTCCATCTATATACCTAAATAGATTCCACAGTTTTTTATTTTCCGCTCTTGGGTTCTGCAACTTTTTAATCTCATCTATGCTGATTGTCAAATTGCCATTTACATTTATTATTTCTCCACAAAATATATACTTATTATGTGTGAATTGTGATACTTGTTTATTTGCAACTTTCTTTGACATTATTATTGCTGGCGTGGGTATCATTTGTCTTATTATATTATTCAATTTGCATAAACTCATTTGTTTCTCATCTTTTGCACACCTATCTTTGAAACATTCTAAATTTGATAACACATTTGAATCTATCATTATAGTGAAAGCTTCTCTCTTTCTTACCATTATATTATTATCGTTTGTTATATTTATTATGTTTGTTTTCATTACACAATTTATCAATGCAATAAGATTCCAATCTTCACACCAACTCACCATTAATATTGGTTTAAAATCATTATTTAATAGTAGATCTTTGATATATGTTAATGTTTTTATATAATTCTTTTCTTGACTATAATTCATATTATTCAATATTATTGCTAATTGACATAATCCTTCTGTCAGATCCAATTCCCTTGATGAAAATTGGAATTGTTTTAATATATTAACTCTATTCAATAAAGATTTTTCGAGTACATTTGTACTATTATCATATAAATCTTGATTTGTATTCCAATTTGATAGATTTAACTCATGTATTCCTAAAATTAGTTCCTTTGCATCTGATTCACTACATAACATATGTCGATCATCTACATCTTCCTCTAGTAATATTATTACTTGATGCCTCCAACCTTTATAATCTCTTAACAATCCTACACTCTTGTCACTCGCTCTTATTATAAACAGAGGATATAATCCTCTTCTATTTATTACTGCTATCCATGTACCCACTAAATGTTTATTATTCTCCATTATGTACTGACTTGACTGTTCATTTGTTTTATCAAAACATATTTTTTCAAAATAACTCCCTAATCCTTCTTCTTCTATTTTTTCTAATTTAATCTTTATTTTGTTCATTCTCTGTTCTAATTCACTTCTTCTATCTTCATGTATATATACGTCCTTAGGCATTTCTAAGTTATTAAGTGAAATTACAGTATCTAAATATTTCTTTTGACGTTTCGTTAAACTTTCTTCTTCGAATGTTATACCAACTAGTCGTTCTAAATCATCTATTCCTTGCATTATATCCACATATTCAGGATCCATGTAACATACGCACATTGCTATTTCTCTGTTAATTCTAACTAAATTCAAATCAGCTGAAAATAGTGTTATGCAATCATCAGATATCCTAGCTACTAGACCTCTTTTACTTGAAGCATTATTTTCAATGTGATAATTATTTTTATACATTAATAATAATCTGGTCTGTGTTGCAGTTGTCAATCTCATTAAATCTATTAAAGATAATTTATCTCTTTCGTTTAATTTTTGCTCTATATATTTTATTTGTCTTACATCATTTAATTCTGTCAAAATCACTTGCCTAATATAGTCTGTCAATATTATATAGTCACTCATATTTACTCTATTCCCTCGAGTGCCTGCATCTGGAAAGAAATTCTGATAACATGTCTCAAATAAATTTTCTTCCTTTACCTCTTCATCATATTTATATAATATATCTTCTAATTTTAACATCGGTTCATGATACACTCTTTCTGCACCTTCTATTGGCACCTCATCTTTCATTCTATACCACAAACTCATCGGTAAATCTTCATCATTTATTCTCAACATCATTTTCCTAGCTGAAGTAAACCACTTATCATGTCCCAAATTATATGCTCGTTTCATTTTGCCTTTATATCTTAATTGTATTTTTTCTATTTCATCATATCTTACTGTATCTCTATATTCCAATTGTTTTGCAAATCCCGTACAACCTAAAATTTCTCTAATCACATTCCAACTTCTCAAATGATTGTAATGTACATTCTCTGTACACATCATGATGCAGAATCTACTCTTATGTTGAGTCAACACTTCCAAGTCATCTTGTTTTTTGTTTATATCATATTGAGAAGTAAACATTATTATTGGTTTTATTAAGCTTAAATTTGGATGTGTACTTGACACTTGTAATGGTCTCCAAAAACATTGTTTTATTAATCTAATACAATTAGCTTTTCTTTGTTCTTCATCAGTTTCACCACTCATTACTTTATATGATTCATAATCATCAAATGTTTCACTTGGCATTAATAAATCAATCAATTGCATTTCATTTATATTTAATCTACTTAATCCTATTAACAAAGTTTTAATAGATCTGTGTAATATAGTGACAACTTTAGGCATGCATATCAACGGTAAGATAAAATTACCTTCACATGTGTTATAATACAACGTACTTTCATTTCTATCATCTGTAATTTTGTAATATTCTGTATCAATCAGCAATCTCCATCTCGAATTTCTATCCCTTTGTGCTATTTTACTCTTATTTACTTTTGGCTCATTGAAAAAATCTTTCAAATCCTCTTCTTTATACAAATCGGTTATCAATGATTTATTTTTTGCATCTTGCAATATAAAATATGACATCTCTGTTTTACTATGAGTTCCTTTATGCCATAAACCCAATTTATTATCTATTATTGTTCCATTCACCAATTCTACTATGTCTATTTGCAGTGATTTCGCTAAGTTTATAATTACAGCATACTTCGATTCAGTCATTAAATCAAACTCTTTATATAATCCTGATCCTGATTGATCTATTATTACATCTATCATATCAATCTTATCTAAGTAAATTATCATATCTATTAAATTCAAATTTTCATTTTCTTCAATAGATCCTATGATTTCATCACTTGCCTTCATAGCAATTAATGTTTGCTTCATTATATCTGTTGTCAAATTTTCATCTAAGTTGCTATTAAAAATCGTAACTTTAAAATTATCGCTTATTCTATATCTTTTTATAGTTTCTGCGTTTATCAATTTGGGCCATATAATAAAAATGTCACTATTGAATGTCAACGATTTAATCACCCATCCTTCTATCCTATTTATAACGTATATATCTTTGATTTCTTGATTTATTAAAAATACATTCGGCATCATTTCATCATAAGATAAAGTGCTCAATAACTTAAAATTAAATCTAAAGTCTAGTTCATCAACACTTGTTATCTTTGCATCATTGCCATAATCAAATTCTTCTGAAATCGTATCATCTAATGTTAAACTATTTCTATCTAACCAAAATTCCTCTTTAGGCTGCTTGATTTTACTTTCTATTACAGGATTTTTATTATTAAACAATATTATTCCATCAATCTCATCAATAAAATTATCAACTATTATGTTCTTTGATTCATAAATTATTTCTACTGGCTTAGACACGTAATTTAACTTACTCTCCTCATCATCATATTTTGCATTTAACACTATCTCTAATATCTTGTCTTTTATGTAAACTATCCAATCTTTCAAATTTTGAATTTTTATTGACTGACCATCTCTTATTACTATAGTTGATTCATCATCCATTGC